AATCCAACCATCAAATCTGTAAAATGCCCAAAAATAATAGCTCTAAAACTTGATGCAATTGCAGTTAATAAAATTTTAAATGAAACAGGCGTAGGACTTGTGATTTGTAATCCTGATGATGATAATAAAGGTGCGCCGCCAAAATGGGAACATTTTGTAGCGCTTGAGAGTGAGCTTGCAATAAATAATGCTGATATTGGTAGAATGCAATATATTATTAATGCAAAAACTCAAGGATATTGCAAAACTACTCCAAAAGTAGATAATTATCCTCAATTTATAATCGAACAAAATCAAATTAATGGATACTCTTTTAGAGTTTCAAATCAAATTCCATCTAACTTGAAAAAAGGTGATAGCGACCCAATTTATAGTGCTATTATTTTTGGGCATTTTACAGATTTGATGGTTGGATTTTGGGGTGGAATTGATATTATAGTTGACCCTTATAGCAAAAAAAGAGAAGGTGTAATTGAGATTACAGCAGACCAGTTTTATGATATGGCTATTAGACATCCTGAAAGTTTTGCAGTTATTAAAGATGCAGAGGTTTAATATGAAATTTAAAGTTTTAAGAAATACAATCTATAAAGGCAGAGTTTTAAAAGAGGGAGAAGTTGTTGAGCTCCCTTTTAGTGATGCGAAACTTTTAATTAGTCTTAAAAAAATCAAAGAAGTCAAAAGTGCAAAACGAAATAAAAGAGCTAATTGAAACTCTTGGTGAAGAGATAATAGTTGATGATGTCTCTTTAAAAGCATTAGTTGAATTTGGAAGTGATGAGAGAGGTTTTGATACAAAAGTTTTAACTTTTATCTCTTTTAAAGATAATTATGAAAAAATAACTTTTAGAGGCAAAAAGTTTTTTATAAATGATTCTTTTATTGATGAGTTTGGAGTTGTAAAAGTTGTATTAGGAGAAGAGGATGTATGAAGTTAGGGAAGCTGATGTGATAGCAGTCTTAAGAGAGACTATTAGCTCTTTTACAAAAAATTTTGAGATATTAGTTTATGAGAGAGAAAATATATCTAATGCTGTTTATAAAGTCCTTTTTGCTATTAGAATGAGAAATAGTGATATAGATGAAAATTTAATAGCAAAAATTAAATATCTAAATGCAAGAGAGGGTAGAAATATTGTTTTTGAGGGCAGTAAAATTGATGTAAATGGTGATTTAGAAGTTAGTTTTTTGTTTGTTAGTTCTGAAATAGTATGTAAACTTTAAGGAGGGGATTATGAGAGTTTTAACAGATAGACAGGTTATATTAGCAAAATATGGTAGTGCTCCAAGTAGTGATGATGTAATAACTGCGGCTGAATGGAGCAATTTGAATGTAAAGGTAAAAACTCAAGAGATTAAAGAGCTTGGACGCGGGCTTGGAAGCACAAAAACATTTCCTATTGCTGATTGGACAAATATTGAAGGAAGCATAACAGCACTTTTAAGAGGTGGGCTTCCTCCAAAACTTGCAGAGCTTTATAAAATATGTGGACTAAAAGAAGAGGATGAAAAAGATGATGATGGAAATATAATTAAAGTCCATTTCTATCCAGAAGAGAGACCTATTAGTAATGGATATTTAACTATTTATCAAGATGATTTAAAAAGAAGCGTAACTGGTGCGGTTGGAAATTTAAAAATCTCTTTTGAAATTGGAATGGTAGTAAAGGCTGAATTTGATATTCAAGGCTTCACTGATGCAGAGCCTGTAAGTGAAGATAACCCATCTGTAACGCTTGATGATAATGAGATTTTTGTAGTTGAGAGCATTAATGCTATTACTATTGGTGGAAATAGTTTTGAAGTTAAAAAAGTTGATTTTGATATGGGCAATTCTATTCAAGAAATTTATGCAATAGGAGCAAAAGAGTATCAAATAACAGATTATAAACCAACTTTATCAATTACAGCATATTCTGATAAAGAAAATCAAGCTCATTGGAGTGATTTGAAAAATGGGAATGTAAAAGCAATCAATATTGTTCTTTCTAATAATGCAGGGGATAAATTCACATTTATTGCTAATGCTTGTAGATTATCTGATGTTAGCGAAAGTGATGATAATGGAAATATTGAGTTTAATGCTAATTATGTTTGTGAAAAAGATAGTAATAACAAAAATTTTGAAATAATTTACGAATAGGAGGAGTTATGAAAATAGAGGTTAAAGAACAAAACATAAAAGGAACACTTGAAATAAATGATAAGAAATATAGCTATATTGCTTATCCATTAGGGCTTGAGTTTACTATAAAACTTCTAAAAGCTCAAAAATTAAATGACCAGCTTCTTTTTTTAGAGGTTATTAGTGAGTATTTTGATAAAAATATTGAGTTTGAAAAAGTTTTTTTAACTAATCCAAAAGAGGAAGTAAAACAACTCCTTGATAGAAGCGGAGAATTAGCTAACTTTGTAACAACTATATGGGATGAGCTGGGAAAGCAAAAAGAAGCGAAAGACTAATTGAGTGGGTTAGACAAATTGCAAAAGGGATTGATACTGATTTAATGGATTTTGAAGAGATAAAAGCACTGCTAAATAATAAACACTCAAAAATAGTAGTGCTTTTTTATCCTCTTGATATTAAACTTGCAAATATTTTTAAAATCTTGCCGAATGAATATAGCGCTTTTGGGATAGTTGGAAAAAAATATGAAGCAGTTAAAGATTATCTCTCTTGGAATGGATTGAGTGTAAAAGAGTTTACTCCTTTACTTATTAGAATGGGAGAAGTGTTTGCGAGTGAGATTAATCGTAATAAAACATAAGAATAATAAAAGCTATTATCAAGATAAACTTTACAAATTTCTTATGCTCTTTACACCACTCTACAAATGATACAAAGAAATATGCAAATAAAAAGATATTTTCCAATTTTTTGCCTTTTTTTGCTAATTATACCATTTTTAAAAATTAGCCCCCTTTTTTTTTCTTTTTTTATTTTTTAAACTTTTTGTATGGAAAAAAGACTTACATTTAAAATTGAAATAGATAGTGAAACTGGAAAAGTTGTTAAGTTAAGCAAAGAATTTGATAATTTAAACTCTTCTGTAAATAGAGTTAATAGCGATTTTGAAATTGCATATAAAAGAGTGGATAAATTTCTTAAAAGAATTGCGGATATGTCGCATATAACTTTTTCATTTATTGCATTAGAAAAAACATTAAAAGTTATTAATAGCTTAATGATTGAGACTCCCGCAAAATTTGAAAGATTTTCTTTAGTTTTACAAACGCTTGAGAATTCAAGCAAAAAAGCTCAAAAAGATTTAGAGTGGATTAAAAATTTTGCAAAAACAACTCCTTATGAGATAGATAAAATTACTGAAGCGTTTGTAAAATTAAAGAGTTATGGATTTGATGCTACAAAAGAATTAAGAGTTTTAGGAGATACAGCAGCTGCGCTTAATAAGCCTCTTGATATGGCTGTAGAAGCAATAGCAGATGCAGTTACAGGAGAATTTGAGAGATTAAAAGAATTTGGGATTAAAGCGTATCAGCAAGGCAACAAAGTTGCTTTTACTTGGGCTGATAGTAGTGGTAAGGCAAGGTATATTGTAATTGATAATAATAGAGAAATAATAGAAAATACACTTACAGCTATTTGGAATTCAAAATATGCTAGTGCAATGAATAAACTCTCTAAAAGTTGGGATGGAATTATTTCTAATATGAAAGATACTTGGACAAATTTTAAGGCTGAAACTTCTACATTAGCTTTTAATAAGGCAAAAAAAGATTTATTAGCTTTACAAAAAGTTTGGAATAGCGTATTAGATGATATGAAATCTCCTATGGCTGATTTTGAAGCAAGTGTTGTTGGCGGATTTAAAAAAATTGTTTTAGGAATCGCGATTGTAGATGATGGAATTAGTGATTTAATTGGGCTTATTACTCATTTTTCAAAAGGACTTTTATATACCTTTGATGAGTTTGTTTATTCAATACCAGCAAAAATTGAAAAATTAATAAACAATATTATTGATGTAATAAATTCTGCTCCTGATTTTATAAAAAAAGCCTTTGGCGGAGATTTGAAGCATTTAACATATTTTTCTGATATGACTAATATTTATGAAAAGGCCGCTCAAAATGAATTTAAAAAAACTTGGGAATATTTAGGAAGAATTGTAAAGGGAGAGATTGGAGATACTTACAAATATTGGAAAAATAAATTTGATGAAGCTGAAAAAGAAGTAGAAAAAAAATCAAAAAATATTGCAAAAAAACATAAAGAGATAGGAATTGTAGGTAAATTTAATAGAAATATGTTGAAAGAGGAAAATAATGAGCTTGATAAACAAAATAACTATTTAGATTATGCAGAAAAAAAATTAAAAAATAAAGTGTTGTTTTATAAAATTACAAATGAGCAACTAAAACAACAACAAAAACTCTTACAACAAATTCAAGACCTTTATAATCAAAACTTATTAACTCCAAAAGAGCAGTTAGATGCTTGGTTTGAAAATTATAAGAAAAAAATTAATGAAACTATTACTGATGAAAGTGTTAAACAAAAAGCATTAAATGAATTAAAACAAATTTATGATAGAAAATTATTTAATCTAAAAAAAGAGCAATTACAAAAACTTAAAGATTTATATAAAAAATACATAAATGAAAATTACAAAGACACTTTAAATACCATTAATTCAATTCAGAATACTCTGAATAATGATATTTTCAATTTCCTAACAGGTAAATTCAAAAATCTTGGAGATTTTGTAAAACATTTATTTAATGATGTAGGAAAGGCTATATCTCAAAGTTTTGCTAAAAATCTTGCTAATTCGATTACAAGCACTTTAACTCAACAATTAAAATCAATGTTACTTCCAAGCCAACAAGATTTTATGAAAAATTTAAAATTAAATCCTAAAACAGGTAATTATGAAGGAGTTATTAACGGGCAAAAAGTAGTAGTTGATAAAAGTGGTAAGCTTATTCAAGGTAAATTGCCTAAATCAAATTCAAAATATATAACTACTGCTAATAATGTTTTATATGGTATTGGTGTAGGTTATTTAGGTGGTAATGTAGGTGATACTTTATTTGGGGCTAACACAAGAGCAAGTCAATATGGTGCTATTGGCGGTGGTATTGGAGGACTTTTTGGACCTGAGGGGGCAATAGTTGGTGCTGGTGTAGGAAGTTTAATAGGTAGCTTTTTTGCTAAATGGAAAGTTAAGTTTAGTGGATTTTTAGTAGATGAAGCTATTAAATCTTTTAATGATTTTGATAATGTATTTGATTATACAATCAAAAAGAAAAAATCTTGGTTTGGTAGTAAGACTAAAAAAATAAAAACTGAATTAAGCTATATGGGAGAATGGTTTTTAAGCGACATTATTTTTAATATGGAAAAACTTTTAGATACTCTTACAAATGGTGTTAATGAATTTATTATTTACAAAGGTAAATATACAAAAGATGATATAAATAGACTTATTTCAAAAGAATTTTTAGCAGATTTTATAAATTTTAATGTCGATAATATAACTCAATCACTTAAAGATTTTATAGATGAAATAAAATCTAATATAACTTTTCATGAAACAGGTTTAGAAAGAGCAATGTTAGATTCTGCTTTAAATGATAGTTATAAAATAGATTATAAAACTCTAAACACATTATCTCATATGGATAATGAACAATTAATTGCATATTTTTACAAATATGGTGAAAATTTACAAAAATTGATAAATTCAGCAGTTAAAGAGGGTTTTATAAGTCAAAGTGAAGCTGATAAGTATGAAATCTATGTAAAATCTTATAAGGCTTGGGAGGAATACGCTAAAAGCATAGACAAGTCTATTACAGACGCTATGAAAGATGTTTTAGGTAATTATGAAAGTGAAATAGAAAATTATCAAGTGTGGTTAGCAAAATATAAAGGTGATAATTTAAAAGCTCTTGAATTACAAAAAGAATACGCTCAAAAACAAGTAGATATTATTGAAGAGTATTTAGGAGTTAGTGGAGTAACTCTTAATAATTATGTAGAATTAGCTCAAAAAGCAATTAAAAATTCACCTGATCCAAAAACAATTCAATTATGGACTGAATTAGGAAAAGCATTACAACAATTAGGAGAAGCTGAACAAGATTATCAAAATGAATTAAATAAAACAGAAGATAGCTTAAATAAATCAACAGAGGCTTTATCAAATTTTGCTAATAAAATAGAAGAGATTACAAGAAGATTTACTCTTGCAAAAGATGGAATAATTGCATCTGATTTACAATTCCAACAACAGCTTAAATACTATGTAGAGGATATTAATAAATATTCAAATCTTTTAGGCGTTAATAATGTAACTTTAACAAACTTTTTAGATAAATTTAAAGAAGCTCAAAACAATGGCTTAACCGATAAAGATTTAGAAAATTGGAATAAATTATCTGATGCTATTATCAATTTAAATAATTCTATTAAACAAGAAGTTGATAAAAATATTAATAGATATAAACAAGCATTAAGTCAATTTAATACTAATACTATTAGTACTACAGAAGATTTATTAAAAGCAATTTCAAATGCAACTCCTGAAAATGTAAGTCAAATTTTAAATACTATTGATACGCTTAAAAATAAAGAAATTGAAAAAGCAAAAGAGCAATTCAATCAAAGAATAGAGCAATTAAATCAAGAAAAAGAGACTTTAAAAGATATTCAAAATGCTCTTGATGATTTAAGAAGAGGAGCTGAGAGATTAAGAAGCGAAGCATTAAGTGGGACAACTTATTCAAGAGCTA